GAAGCTTTGAATTTGCTGAAGATAAGCAGTTCGCTCCCCACGTGCCCTTACCCGACCGTAAATTCATTGGAAAAATGGAGGGTTACACGGGAAATGGTGGTTTCGGTAAACGGAAAGTCGTTAGTGTTGAATGGATTAAGAAGTTGACCAATGACCCCGTCATCAAGTCTATTGCTGGTGCAGAACATCTGCTCAATTTGGTATCTGCTTATCAATACCCTCCCGTGGAGGGGTCAGCGATAGCTCAAGCTTTACGCGTTGGCGCGGAGCGAGTAATCCCCGCTAAATGGCCAGGTGTTGGGTTATCAAACAAAGGGAAAGCGTTTGATTTCGATAGATTTCAAAAGGCAATTGAGGTCGTAGCGGCCAATTACTCTAAGCTTCCCAGTGTGAGAAATCCAAGGACCCGTTTGTGGGTGAAAGAAGAGCCCACCGTTTTGGCGAAAGCTTTATTTGACTTTGTTAAGACCGGAGAGAGGTGTGATTTAGTGAATAGTGTGGACAATCACGCACGGTCCTGCATACTTGAAGTCCCCGGTCATTCTGTTACAGGTGATGGTATGAACCTCCTGTTCGGAGCAACCAACGCTGAGTGGAAAGAAGACCCGGCGAAGGTAACAGAGATGGTAAGGCTAGTTATGTATCATATGGCTCTCCTACTCAGCGGTGAAGAAACGCTGGAGAATGGCGGTATTCCTGTTTATAAGTGTGTTCTGAAGCAAGAACCGCATAAACCGTCTAAAGTCGTGGAAAAGCGATGGAGAGTTGTACAAGGGGTTCCCGTGTACCACCAAATTATCGTACGTATGGTATTTGGTAATTTCTTTAACGGCATGATTCAAGAATTTGGGAAGCACAATGGTGCTCAAGGGTTCAACATGTTAAGTCATGAGCATAGAGACAAGTTATTGTCCAGTGTTGAAGCTGCATTTAAAATGGGCTTAAAACCGTGCTCCGGGGATGAACAATCGGCAGATTTGAGTCTAACCCGTGACATGATATCAGCCGCGCACACTGTGATGCAGTTGACGCTCAAGACAAAAGAAGGGACGGCCCTCAAGTGCCTTGAGAACTCTGTGTCTAATTACCACTCGGAGCCGCACATTAATTGTGCTGGCGACGTGTATAGGTGTGAACGGGGGTTAGTGTCTGGCTATTTGGGCACGACTGAAATTCATAAAATCGTCCATGACATCATACAAACGTATGTATTTATAGATCAGCCACTACGATGCGTAGGGTTTTACATGGGCGACGACTGGGTGAAGCATCATTTTGACGAGGAAGTGCAGGACGCGTACGAGGCTTTTGGAATAAAGTTGACGGACGTGGCCCCTTTTGTCACTAATGGTAAAATATCATTCTGTTCGCATGTGTTTCAGCGGAAAGATAATCATGTGTATTATCAGCCTGAAGTTCCAGAGAAATTGTTAGCTAGGCTACTCAGTGGGGGGCCTAACTATGC